GTCGTATTGCATTGAAGGATCAACTGCCGTAACAACCCATTCAGATTGATGATATGATTGAGAGGTCATATAAGAAGAATATGTTCCGTCAACTGTAGAAAATGTAGTGCCAACTGTTGGTTGAGCTAAATGTCTATGATCAAAAGATTGAAGTGGAAGTTGATGTTGGTCTAATGCCCCATTAAACTCTTGAACAAATCCTTGCATCTCCGCATTAAAGTCGTCATCCTTTAGCTGTCCGCCTGTTAAAATAGTTGCCTGCGTATAGGTTCTGGCCATGTTATTGCCTCGGTGCCGGAGAGTTCTGGTTTAGTGGTTTGTTTTGCGAACCAACAGCTTCAATCTGATAAGATAATATTTGCAAGATATTTGATGAAGAGACCTTAAACTTGAACTGAGAGATCAATCCAGTTCCTATGTCCCATCTTATTCTTGTAACTTGTTGTTGTGACCATAAAGATTTACCCCAAACAGCTGGATTGCCACCTGTAGTACCATAAGTAGCTTCTGTTGAGGTGGTTCCAACCCATTCAGGTTGTAAAGGAATCTGAGTACCAGCAGATGTATACACATATCCCCAATCAGTGGCCCATTCAAGTGTTATTGGGTTTTCTCCAGATGTAATAACCTCAAGTTCTACACTTATTATGCGTTTCTTCTTTGAATCATCGCCAAAGTCATTCCATGAAGAGATCCAAGTGTCTGTTTCTTTTGCTATTGGAGTCATAGTATAGGTTGTTGTTCCACCTTGCGGATCTACAACCGGATTTGAGAGTGTCCATCCTGAATAACGAGAAGCAGACCAAACCTGTAAACCTACTCCTGGAGCTCCACGTCTACCGGTTAGATCTGCTGTTATCTTTGGTCTTAGTCCAATGATAATCCATCCATTTGGGTCTGTTGCGAGATGAGTATATGGCATGCCATTATCATCTTCGTACAATCCAGCACCATATCTGAAGGACCATTCCATATTTTGAAGATGATATACTGCTCCACGAGAGTTCTCAGTCTCTCCGTCGATTGGAAAGTGAACCCAATATTCTTTCTCGCGCTCTGAGTAAGTTGCGGTTGCTCTTGGTAGCGCGGAGAAAGATAATCTTCCAATGTCCTTCTCAATAAGGTCTGACATTCTAGAGACTTTGTATTCTGCTCCACCGCGAACCGAACCAGAGAGAGAAAATACGCCATCTTTTGTTAGAAACATTATTCCAATGCCACCAACTAGCTTAATAGTATTCGTTGCAGTTGTTCCGATGTTTGAATCTAGTGTTGAAATCGAATATTGTCCAGCATTATAGGTGATCATCTCAATAGAGCGTTCACGAAATACTAACAATACATCATAGAATGGAACAAGAGCTGTTATTGCTCCACCTTCACGAAGACCAACGTCAAATGTATTAAAAGCTGAAAACTGCTCTGGAGCCCCACCTTTCGAGTAGATAATACCATAAGGGTTTTGTTCGCCACCAGCTAGCCATATTGAGTTATTCCATGTAGCACAGTACTTCCATTGTGAAGAAATAAGTACAGAATCAGTTGAGGACGGAGCTTCAACAGCCAGGTCTTGATCTGGAGTTATATCGATATAAACCGAATCAGAGTTATTATTAACTTGCTCTACCAGGTAGTAAATCTCTCCAGCACCAGTTAATCCATCACCGCGATTCTTTGTTCTCCATATACGTCTTGCAACAGTTCCCTGTGGACCAGTAGGGAATGTAGAGATATAAACTCCATATTTACCTTCTGTATATTTTAGGTTTGATACCTTGTTTGGTCCAACACCAGCAAATGACGCTGTGGATACTGTCCAAGATACTGATGTAGAATCTGATAGCGGCGATTCCGAACCAGTATCTGTTATGAAAGAAATCTTGTAATCATATCTGTTTACCGCTTTTTCTGCTGTGCTTCCAAGACCATAGTAAGAAGAAGCTGGAAGGCGTATAGCTGTTGCCCCGTTTTCCAGACGTTTAGTATAAGCCTCTGCAGCTGCATTATCTTTATAAGCTATATAGTTGGATTGAATCTGAGCGAGTAATGGAGCTGGTGTTGCTGTAATGAACCCAAATGAAGCAGTAAGATCTCTACCCCACCACTTAATCATCTGATCAAACCCATTGACTATTAGATTAAATCTACCATAAGTAGTTATCTGTGTTCCACAATCGTCAGGTTTAGGTAGCTTACGGCCAGAATCAAGGATGGATGTTTGTCTTACAGTGCCAAGTGCAGTTCCCTTGCAACCCATATCATACTTTAGCTGACCATCTTGTTCGTATAGATAATATGTTTCTGCAGCTTGGTGACGAGTAATAACTGAAAGAAATCTAACAGGCTGAAGCTGGCTAGAGATCTTAGATGTTGTAAATACCATGGTAGAATCATAAGGAATAAGTGGTTCAATACCCTTTGAGTTTTTCCATCCACCGCCATTGGGATCCATAAACCAATGGCCTTCGATCATTGACGCAGAGTTTGTGGCAGCATTGAAACGCTGGTCGCAGCCACGAGCCTGAATCTCTTGCGTACTAACCGTTTTCATTTTCGAACTCCATCAAATAGTCAAGAAACCCATCTAGATTATTTTCTAGTCTTCCAAGTGTCATGTTGCATGAAGCACATAGAAGTTTTCTAACTTTTCCAGATTTATGATCGTGATCTACATTTAGTTTTTTAGATAAATCATTTTGATGTTTATTGCAAATAGCACAGCAACCATTTTGTTCAAAGAACATTTTGTTATAGTCATCCAGTGTTATTCCATACAAAAGCTTCAACTGCCCATTGCGCTTATTGTCATAATATCGCCCAGTAGCATGTCTCTCTCTGGCATTTCTATTTGAATCTTCCTTATCTTTGTATGGCATCCTATCTCCTTATGGCTTTAGTTTTAGAGAAGATGGATCATAAACTGGGTATCGTCCAGACCCAACAGAAAATGACTGACGCACAAAAACCGTATCTATAGAATCTACATATCTTTTTTCTAGTTGCAGCATTGCTTTATCAATACGTTTTCTGTAGTTAGCTGATAGGTCTGTATTGCCAGACTTATTGTATACATCTTCAAGAGCTCCATATACAATAAGCTGATGAAACTCTGCTGGCATCTGAGGTGTATCAGTTGTAGTTACCATACGTACTGGTTTTCTTGTATAGCGCATTTCTAATCTTTTAAAGTATTCTTCATCAGCACCTGGAGTTTCACCAGATCCGGTAACAGAAGCATTATAAAAGTCATAAGCATTAATCCTTGGATAAGGTCTGAGCCGAGGAATGGAACCATCCCATTCTACATAGCGAGGATTTCCGGGATTAAACTGGTTATTAAATGTTAGAACTACAGTAGATAGTTCATCAGAAACAAGAATCGGTTTACCAGCAGCTACAGTTGTTCCTTCGCGGCCAGAAGCATCACCAGTTGTTACGGCCCTCCAACAAGGAAGACCTATGCGTTTGCCTGTTGCTGGATTAAAGTTCTGATTAAAGAACACAACCTTACGAAGCCCCTCATACTTGTTAGGATTTCTATCAAAAACAAGGTTAAAAGGATCAGCAGCTATTGCCTTATCATCATGTGATGTAAACTGTAGAGAAATAGCATAGGTAGTTGGAACACCAAGAATCTGTTGATCAGTTCCAGTAGTTACTACAATAGGTTCTGACAGTGGGCCAAGCTTGGCTCCCCAATAATGGAAAGCCCAACAAACTTCAAACGAAGTTACAGCAGTTAGTGCACCAGCTACAGCTTCAACAGATATTAACTTAAACTTTTCAGCAGGAGGAACATTTACTGGAGGCGTATCTATGTAACATTCTGCAGAGGAAGAAGAATAGTCTTCTCTTAGATTTAGTTCTTCTTCTCTGCGCTTTGATAGACCGAATATTTTACCAATAGGAGGACGTGAACCAGATGCTGCAGGTACATCACGCTGAGAAAGATTTAAAAGTTCTTGGCAATCATCCGGTAGATCATAGAAGCGCTTCTTTATAACCCAATCTGTATTGTCGATATTTGTAGTACCACGATATTGTTCATCAAGATGAATCTCCGTACTAGAGACAATCTTCAAGATGTTATATTCTCTTCCAGCAGCTTGGAAGATTTGTCCCTCATAGGCTGATCCAGAATCACCATATGCCGTTGAAAAAGACTGAGAGGAAAATGGGCCCATTGTTGATTCTGCTAACAACATAGGGATAGCGCCAGAGAAAGTAACTCTGCGTGAACCATTTTGTACAGATGCATTTTTACCAGTTACACCACTTGTAAGATCTGGATATACTTTCATGAACTCTCTTACTTGAGAGAACTTCCATCTCTTTTCATTCCAGAGATTAAACATCGCATCGTTAATCAGGTCATCAAGCTGATCGTTGTAAGGTTTAAGATCTGGAGAATAATCCGTGATGCTTTTTACCTTTGATCTGAGATCTAGGAGATTCATTAGTTATGGCCTCATAAGAGTTGAGTTTGTCTATGGTAGAAGATAAAAGTAAAGGCCAGGCCCTTTTTGGGGATCTGGCCTTTACCGGGAACTATCTAAGAAAACTTAGAAGTATTTATATACCCAAACTGGTGCGGTACCAGCTGCTGACGCAGCGAGTGAAACGCCACAAGGAGGAGCAATGTTTGCCGCAACGTTTGCTTCTGCTGATACAGTGTTTGCAACGATTGCTAGTGGAACACCAGCAGCTGCAACACCGGCAACAACTTTAGCTTTCGCGCAAAGACCAGAGATGCAAACCTGAACGCGAGCCCCGGAAGCAACAGCTGATAGGGCTACCCCTACAGTGAGTGCATTTCCAAGAGCAACGTTTGCACATGGGAGAACTACTAGAGTACGGTCTGCAACCTGAATCTGAGTTGCATCAAATGCAACCCAGTCACCACTCGAGATAGCCGCGCCAGCAATAAACCATTCTGTCTCTGAACGATGTGAAGTGCTTTCCGTTGAACCAACAGTGCCTGAAACCAGTGGGTCAGTTACTTTATCTAACTTTTGAATGAGAGTGCTTGAAGACATTTTGTTATTTCCTTTTTAGATACTTTGTTAGATTAGAATACGTCGCCGTTGATTAGAACGCCTTGTGAGCCAAGATGATCTGCAATGAGCTGACCCTTGAAGTAAACCTGGGCTGCGCGAGCAGTTGTTCCAGAGATAAACTCGAAAGGAGAGACTGCAAAATCGCCATCTTTGTGGATGACCATCTTGATGCCTTCGAAGTTGAGGAAGTACATGCTGTAAACAGCTGCACCACCGCCGTTTAGAGGCATGTCAGAATCGGCAGAAACGGTTGCGCCTGCGTAAGCAAGAGCCATACGTCCACCATCTAGGGTCTTCTCATCGATGTAACGCTCATTTGCGAATAGAGCACGCTTGTAGTTACCAAATGCGGCTGTTGAAGCAATAACGCTATGGATTTCGCCCATAGGAGTGATTACGTTTGCAGCAGTGTAGATCTGGTTCATTGCAACCAATCCACCAGTACCGAATGCACCAGCGGCAGTACCAAACTGATTGAAGAAACCAGGAACGTTTAGGGTGTTCTTGGCAAGTCCACCAACCACTGAGGTCTGAGTTGCACCAGGAACGCGGGGCTCAAGGAACTTCTCTGCACCAGCAGTGCTACCGTTTAGGGTATTCATTGTGGTAAGAGTAGCTGAAGAGCCTGCGATTATTTGCTTGTTAAGTTCTCTGCGAAGAAGAGACATAACTGAGCGCATACGAACTTCGACAATCTTAACGATTGCTTTCTCGCCGCTGTTCTCAAGCTCTTCTTTCTTGGAGATAACTACTGGAGCAACGAAGTCAGACCAGCTGTAGATAGCTGGCTTGAGAACGTCTGCAACAGCAAGAGACACAGGCTCATAACCCGTGGTCATTTGTGAGATGGTGGAGTGCTCAGCAACACCAAGAGGACGTTGGATCTTGATTCCACCGTCTTCGTATTCGATACCACCATGTTTCTTGGCGTCATCGAGGAAGGGGACTTTCTTGTAGAGTTCATCTACTTCACCATCACGGATGGAGTAGAGGGTTGAGCTTAATAGATCGTTGGTAAT